CTTTAATAAAATATCAAACAAAATTTATCAAGTAATAATGTCGTTTGCAAAGAAGAGTACTCCGGTAACTGCTATGCCGGAGCAGTTGTCGTCAACTACCCCCTTTTCCTGTTGGCAGGTCTTCAAGCGTGATCAGCGTGTCATACCTCGGTCTAAGACTGAGTCTGATACTGCTGAGTATCGCTGCGGCAAAGTATCCATCATACAGAAGACCAAGGATCGTGTGCTTAAAATGTGGAATGGCACTGACCTTAGAAAGCGTAGTAAATATGCTTCCAACAGACGTAAGACACCCACCATCGACTTTCGTAAGCAATTACATCATCATATTAAGAACATCCCGAAAGTCGCTATGGCATCAAACCACACACATCCATCCGCCGCCTCGCTCCGCACCTCCGTTGCCGTAGAGCTTGAAAAGATCATAACAAATGCGGGCTTTAGACCTTACAGCGTGTCCATGTCAAAACGGGACCGTTATGACGGATGTAGATATTTCTTTATGCAGAAGGACTTGGATAAAGAATTCCGTGATGATCGTGTTACTGAACAACATGTCCTTATGATGATTGATGTTGATTATTATTGTGATATTAACCAGTATTTACAGCTCGGTAATCCAATAATGATTTACACATTTGTACCAACTGAAGCAGGTGGCAAAGCCCTTGACGCGAGTTACACAATTAATAACAATGTTGTGACTTACAGCGTTATGGGTGGAGCAACCTATCATCATCAACTCTGGGACTACCAAGGAGACAATGTCGCCGTGCGCGACAAACATGGAAACACCATTGTCTACGTCATCGAACAACACATCATGGAAGAAGACCCAAATAGGCGGATAATTGGATTTTATCCAATTGCCACTTATCCAAAATACACCTGTCCATTTAAACCAAATTATGGATTTAAACGCCTTTGTCCATCTAATAATGGCGTTAATTGTATAAAGAACATCACCAATAGCATGATATCCGTTTCGATGGAATCATCAACAAATGCAGTCACCATACCACAGTCAATATACGATGCTTTACTCGTGAGACGTGGTGAAAGTAAGAACCCCGTGATTGCAGATGTCGAACGTATATTGAGTGCTGAAGGAATTGAGAAGTCAGCAATTAAAGCACCAATTTTATTCAAGCTATTGGCTACACAAACCACTGTGTGTGGAACCATAACATCATCAACCACTCTTGGTCCAATGCGGAATTTTCAAACATTACATCCGCTTGTCCATGAGGATGGTAAGGCCGTAGGAAGGGTTGTCGCCCCACCACTTGTGACCGACCCAGCATTTGTCCCTGCAAAATCATTTAACAACGACAATGCAACCATAGAAGGTCGGATTAATAAGGTGAGAAATGTCAAACAATCACCACCATCCTGGAAGACCTACGACGCGGAGCTAGTTAAATTTGTAGTTCCGTCTCATAAGATCGCTACTGGTGCACCATATGACTATGAGAAGGTCATCGAACTCCAAAATAAACCAGCACAGCGAGGTCGTAGCGAGCAAGCTAAATCAACTGTTAGTGGACAATATAACAACAAAGTCAAAGCTTTCATAAAATCGGAAGCATATGGCTCAGTCACCGATCCGCGCAACATAAGTACAGTTGACACCTCCCACCAGTTGAGCTACAGTCGCTTTACGTTACCATTTAAAGAGGACTGTCTTAAAGATCAACCATGGTTCGCTTCTTCTATGACACCAGAACAAATCGCGAATCGGGTCAGGGAAGTTTGCCAGTATCAACATGGAATAATTGTTTCAGATTATTCTAGACTGGATGGACACATCTCTCCCGATGATAAACGTTTTAAAGAGATGGTTTATCAAAGTTGGTGTGGTTATGAACACCGGGCTCAGCTTAGTAAGATTCTTGCTGAGGACCGCAATCCAAAAGGGGTTACTGCGCAAGGATTAAAATATGATCCTGGCTTTTCACAATTGAGTGGTTCACCTGGAACTACCAATGATAATAATCTCGTTACATTACGTCATGATTATATCGCACTGAGAGAACTTGGGAATACACCCGAGCAGGCATGGCAATTGGTCAAACAATGGGTGCTTGGCGCATCTGATGACCGCATAAGAGCAAATTTGCCTGGTCTTGCCAACATGCTGGAAGTCGTCGCTGGAAAACTCGGACATCAATTAAAATCGATTGTCCTTGAGCCTTTAACAGGTTGCAATGTTCCGTTCTTGGGCAGAGTTTATGCTTCACCTGCAACACATCTTGACTCAGTTCAAGACCCAGAACGAACACTTGCTAAACTGAATATCACTATGTCACCTGACACCGTGACAATCGAACAAGCTTTGTATAACCGTGCTTATGGCTACTACGTCACCGATCGCAAAACTCCGATCATCGGTGTGTGGTGCCGCAAAGTTATACAATTGCTTGAAGAGCAAGGCTTTAGTTTGAAACAGCAAACTGGCGAAGAAGACTACCGCATCACATCCGGGCCGTATCCCCAAGAAAATGAAGACCTGTTGCGGAATTTGATGTGCCATTTGTTAGACCTTACTGCTGATGAGTTAGATTCAATTGAACGTGCAATCGAACATGCTACATCAATTGCTGACTTACCAGAGCGTGTGTTGGATAATGGTCATACAATCCGACACAAAATTAACGCTGCAGTAGGCCATGATATTCTTGGTCCCATGCCTACAGTTTCTTCTGTTGAAACAACAACAATATGCCCCTCAGTGCCGATAATTTCAGAGACCTCTGCAAGTCCAGAGACGATTGGATCGGACGAGTCGAGTCCCATCTCCGACAGTCCCTCACTGCCGCCTGTGACCGCCACAAACATTTTACTACCCATGGCGGGTACAACAAGGCCCTCGACCAGCAAAAGATCGAGCAATCAATCAAAACCATCGTCAATGCGCTCGCAGCAAACAAAGCACCGGGCAGTAACAACTGCCCCCCAACATCACACGTATAACGAGTGTAACAACAAGGCCAATTGCAGATACCATCGCAATGGCGCCCAAAAGAAAACAACAGCCCTGCGCAAGTAAACGTCCACAACGTACCAATAATGGACAGCCTCCTTCTAGGAGCATGGTGCCACGACAAGGCTTCACCCAACCACAGGCCGTCATGCGCACCGGTCGCCCCAAAGTTCGAACAGTGGGTGACAAGATAATCGTATCGAACACTGAAATTGCCATTGAAGTCAATGGCACTATTGCTAACGGAGTGATTCCGGCTGGCGGCGCAATCAGAGTATTTCATTTTGAGAACGTCGCAACAGGTAATAACATGAACACTACCCGCTGGCTTACCAAACTGGCCCTCGCTTATGATAAGTTTAAAATTCGCAAACTTAATTTGCGTTGGGTCACATCGTTACCAGTCACATATGGAGGGCAAGTCGCACTCCGCTGGGACTCTGATCCCAGTAAAACCACCGCCGACACCGGCCTATTAGCTGTGTCGGGTGATATGCGAGCAGTCGCCACTGCGGTCTACAATTCAGCCAGTAACCGCATGATGACTGATCAGCTAAATCGTCTGCCCCAATACGACACATTTCCTGCGGCAGGTGATACTGGTATCGCCACTGTTGGCTCCATCAATTTAGCCTATTCTACAATAACACCACCTTCTGGCGTTACAGGCAATGTCAACATTGGATATGTTTGGATGGATTACGAGGTTGAATTCCTCAACCCAAGCGCTTCTGTTGCAGCATGATCAGCAAATACAGTTGTGTCTTGGGATGGCCAAACATCGGCCCTCTTCGCAACCAATATATTTCAAGTGTTTGGTTTCATACCATCTCAGTTCGCTCGCCGTAGATTGCGTATTCGACGAAAATTACAACGAACTCAAGAATCCGAAAGGAAGGAGGACACGCCACCATCAGTCGTGCTCTTATGATCACTTAGTAGTGAGTGTTCTTGTTGGTATGTGGACGTGTAGTGACGTGTGTCATTACATCGACACACACCGTTCGCAGCTTGTACTGCGTTAATTCCACAAAAT